GCTGCGATGCGCGGCGGCCTCAAGACCACCAAGAAAGATGCCGGCTCCGGCATGTTCATCATGGAGGGCAACGAGGTCAACGGTTACCGCGGCGTGCTGTCCAATCAAGTGGCAGCTGGCGATCTGTGGTTCGGCAACTTTGCCGACCTGATCATCGGTTACTTCAGCGGTCTCGACATCATGGTCGATCCCTACAGCAACAGCACCAGCGGCACCGTCCGCGTGGTCGCAATGCAGGACGTGGACATCGCCGTCCGTCATCCTGAGTCCTTCAGCCGCGGCGCTGATACCCTCTGATCATGTTGATCAAGGTCCTACGGCAGACAATGCTGGCAGGGCAGGTGGCCAGAATCGGGGATGTCCTTGAGGCATCCCCCTCTGACGCCAAGTTCCTGATCGGTATTGGCAAAGCTGTTGAAGCCATCGCAGAGGTGGCTGATCTGGCTCAGTTCGGACCTGAGCCGACCCGCAAACCAACAACCCCCAGACGGAGGGCTAAGTCATGACCATTCACAATCTCGGGACCAAAACTGAGGTCCTTAACTTCCTGCCCAATGATGTGGTGACAGCTACTGTCACCGCCAGCACCGCCATCGATCTGGTGGATTATGAAGGCGACATCGCCGTGATCCTTTGCGCCGAAGCAGGCGGCGCCAGCATCACCTACCTCGGCAAACTGACCGAATCCGATACCTCGGGCGGCACCTACACCGACGTGACTGGCGGCGCGTTCACGGTCACTGCCGCTAACACCGCATCGGTTCAGAAAATCGCTGTCAACTCTGACAACATGAAGCGGTTCATTAAGGCAGTGGTGACAGTTGCAGGCGGCACTGGTGCCGGCGCTGTGACGATCGTCGGCCTCGGCTCTAAAAAGTACAGCTGATGGCCTTTACGGAGGATCTCGGAATCTTCCTGGCAGATTTCGGCGTCAGCTGCACAGCTGGCGCCGTTACTGCCCTCGGCATCTTGGACATGCCGAGCCAAGTGCTAGCCAATGGCATGGTGCTCAGCACCGACTACACACTGACCGCCAAGGCTTCTGACTTTGGCACGCTGACCCGCGGCAGCTCGATCACGGTCGATGCTGTGGCCTATACGGTGCGTGAAGTGATGCTGATGGATGACGGCAAGATTGTTCAGCTCGGATTGCAGAAAACATGAGCGGTCCCTTCAAGATCAATACCCGCAGTGCATGGGCATCCCAGAACCCGGTGCTGCTGGCCGGCGAGCCTGGCGTTGAAAGCGAGACCGAGAATCTGAAGATCGGAGATGGTCGGACAGCATGGTCTGGCCTGCCTTACTTCGGGAACCCTGGTTATTGGGGATCGTTCTGGGATACAACTTCGCAGACGGCGACAGCGAATACGCCAACGCCGATCCTGCTGCGCAAGAACGACCTAGACAACCGCGGCATCAAGGTCATCTCAAATAGCCGCATCACGGTTGACCACCCTGGCATCTACAGCTTCACGTTCTCGATCCAGTTCAGCAATACCGATTCCAGCATCCATGATGTCAACGTTTGGCTGCGCAAGAACGGCAGCGGCGCCAGCGGTGATGTGGCCGACAGCGACAGCAGATTCAGCGTCATCGCCAGACATGGCGGCATCGACGGCAACGTGATCGGAACGGTTAACTTTGTGCTCAAGCTGGGAACAGCGGATTACATTGAGCTGATCTGGGCAACCGCCAACGTTGCCGCATACATCCACGCCGAAGCCGCCCAAACCAGTCCGTTCGCGCACCCCGGTATCCCCGGGATTATCTGCACCGTGATTCAGGTGGCATCGGCATGACAACGCGCCGCGAGTCAATCTTGGCCGCTATTGCTTCGGCGCTGGCAGGCACCACGGGCGTCAGCACGCGCATCTATCGCAGCAGGGTGGAACCGCTCAGCAGGGGTGAAAGTCCAGCGCTGGTGATCGAGCCGATCAATGACACGGCTGAGCAGAACACCAGCCTGCCGACGCTGGACTGGTCACTGACGGTGCGCATCGCGGTGATTGTGCGCGGCAATGTGCCGGATCAGTTGGCTGACCCGACCATCGAGAGCCTGCACGCCAAGATGATGGCCGACCTAACGCTCGGTGGCTATGCGATCGACGTGCAACCGCAGGGCGTCAACTTTGAACTGGTAGAGGCTGATCAACCTGCTGGCGTGATTGGCTGCGACTACCTGGTTCGCTATCGCACCAGCGTCGTTAATCTGGCCACAGCGTAGGTAGCTAGGATGGTCAATGAATACCACGGCCAAGGCGGCTCCTACGTCTTGGATCCGCACACCGGCGAACTCAAGCTCATCGAGCGAACAGAGCCGGCACAACCCTCCAGCCTTGAGGAATTGACCGATGCCGCTCCTAAGCCGCAAACGCCTGATTCTGGCAAAAACCGAAAGCCCCTACGGAACCGACAGCAGCCCAGACGGCACTGATGCGGTGCTGGTGCGTGATCTCAGCATCACGCCCCTTCAAAGCGACACCGTTGATCGTGAGCTGATCCGCCCATACCTTGGCGCATCACAGCAGCTGCTGGCCAACACCCGCGTCGAGGTAACCTTTCAGGTTGAGATGGCAGGCAGCGGCACCGCCGGTACGGCGCCCGCATTTGGCCGGGTGATCCAGGCCTGTGGATTCAGCGCGACGACCACCGGCTCGGCCATCACCGGCACTGCGCAGACCGGATCGGCTGGCAGCATCACGTTGGCTGCTGGCGCAAGTGCAACAAACGACATCTACAACGGCATGGTGATCTCGATCACCAGCGGTACCGGCAGCGGCTCGAGCGGCATCATCACTGATTACGTCGGCAGCACCAAGGTCGCAACCGTTCAAAAGACCACCGCTACATTCACGCCTGATAACACCAGCGTCTACAGCATCGCCGCGAACGTGGCTTACAAGCCGGTGAGCGACACGTTTAGCAGTGTCAGCATCTACTACAACATCGACGGTGTTCTGCATAAGGTCACCGGCTGCCGCGGTACCTTCACAATCAATGGCGCCGTTGGCGAAATTCCGACGCTTGATTTCACGATGACGGGCATCTACAATGCCCCGACCGACACTGCCGCTCCTACTGCGACCTATACCAATCAAGCGGTGCCGGTCATCTTCAAGAACGGCAACACGACCAACTTCCAGCTGCTGAGCTACGCCGGCTGTTTGCAGTCGGTCGAGATGGACATGGGCAACGAGGTTGTCTATCGCGAGTTGGTCGGTTGCTCAAAGGAAGTGCTGATCACAAACCGCGCCGTCACCGGCACCGTCGTGCTCGAGGCGCCTACGATCGCCAGCAAGGATTACTTCACGGCTGCCCTGTCTGATTCGACGCTCGGCAACCTGACTCTCAAGCATGGCCAGACTGCCGGCAACATAGTCACACTGACAAGTTCGACGGTCGACATCGGTGATGTGAGCTACGAAGATCAGGACGGCATCCACATGCTGTCGATCCCAGTGGTTGCGGTTCCGGGCAGCACCGGCAATGATGAGATGATCCTGGTCTTCACCTGATCCCTGCATGGCATTCGTCCTCAAGCAATCCGCCACCTACTCATGGCCGGTGCCCTTCAAGGTGCCGACCGATGGCGGCAAATACGAGAAGCAGACCTTTGATGCGGAGTTCAAGCGGCTGCCGCAGTCAAGGATCAACGAGATCCAAACTGAGGTACAGGCACGCCTACGCGCGACTGAGTTTGGTCGACCGTTTGAAGGAGACGTTTCGGACATCTCGATTGCTGACGAAGTGCTGGCGGGCTGGGCCGGCGTTGTTGATGACGAGGGCGAGGAGGTGCCATTCAGCGCCACCAGCAAAGCCCAGTTGCTAAACATCCCCGGTCTAGCGGGCTCGATAATTCAGTCCTATTTCGAAAGCATCCAAGGGAAGAAAACAAAAAACTGACCGAGGCTGCGCGGTACTGGATCAAGGGTGGCGTCATTGACAACACCGCTGACGACGCTGCAGCCTTCGGCATTGATCTCAACCTGCCGCCAGAGCCGGAGCACTTTGAGGTTGAACCGGAGGCATGGCCTGCTGTGCAAATGTTCCTGAGGTGTCAGACTCAGTGGCGCAGCGGGCCGACTGGGGTGATCGGGCTTGACTACCTTGCGCTGGATCTAGCGTTTAGACTGTATGGAGCAGAGGACCCCGCCGCCATGCTGGAGGACATCCAGGTGATTGAAGGCGAGGTGCTTATGGCTGCGCAGAAGGGGGCCAAATAAATGGCGCTGAACATGGATGCGGCCGTTAGGGTCAGGGCCAGCGTTGACGGGCTGGGCGAGATCAACAGCCTGAACAAAGCGCTTGGCAATACTGAACGGCAAGCCAAGGAGACTGGCGGTGCGCTAGGGCGGATCAAGGGCGTGGCTGGCGGATTGGCCGGCGCTCTTGGCGCCATTGTCCCTGCGGCGGGCATTGCAGCTATTGCTGCATTTGGGAAGCGCGCCATTGACGCAGCTGACAACCTGAATGATCTCAGCAAACGGACCGGCGTTAGTGTTGAATCCTTGAGCCGTTTTCAAGGGGCTGCCGATGACAGCGGCACTTCGATTGATGAAGTTGCCAAGGCCATGGGCAGGTTCAGCAAGGGGTTGGTCGCCGCAAGCTCTGGCGCAGACGAATACGCAAGCAAAGTCAAAACATCAAGTGATGATGCGCTGGAAGCGATTAGAAGAGGAGAGCGCGAGCAAACCGATTTAATCAAAGATCAGGGTAGAGAACGTCTTAGCGCATTGCAAGATGAAACTGATTCAAGAATGCGCGAGCTTAACAAGCGATACAGAGGGGAGCAAACTTTGCTCAATGACAGCTATGACGATCAAGCTGACAGAGAGCGTGAGGTTGCTGATCAATCTTTGCGCGAGGTACAGCGACAAGTCAACAGTCGATACGATTTGATTCGCGATTCAATTAAAAATGATCAGTCTTTGTCAGATCAAGAGAAAAGCCAAAGGCTTGACAGCTTAAGGAATCAAGAAGAAGACGAGTTAAACATGATACAAAAAAGATTTGCAAGCGCTCAAAAATTGCGAGATCGGCAGCTTCGGGATGCGCGTAGAATTGACGAAGATGCATTAGAGGACAGGCGCAGAGCAGAAGAGTCAATCATTAAAAAGAATTCGGAATCTCAATCTAAAGTGATTGAGGCGGCAACAGCACAGCAGCTTGCGGCTGTTCAAGCTAACTACAAAAAAGCTGCAGAATCAATAGAGAACGGCACAAAGGGCGTTGGTAATGCCCTCGCCAAGCTCGGCATTTCAGCGGTTGATTCAAGCAATAAAATGCGACCCGTTGACGAGTTAATGCTTGACATCGCAGACAAGTTCTCGAAGATGGAGGATGGCGCGTTGAAGTCATCAATTGCTCAAGAGCTGTTTGGCAGATCAGGCGCCAACCTGATCCCCATGCTCAACCAGGGTCGCGGTGCTCTCGGGCAATACGCCTCAACGATCGACACCGAGATGGCGCAGGCGGCTGACAAGTTCAACGATGCGCTGAATGGCATCGCCCGATCGGTGGCCGGTCCCTTCAACCAAGCGATCACCGCTCTGCTGCCATTCATCACACAACTGGCTCAAGGCATCGCGGGTCTTGCGCAATGGTTCAGCGGACTGCCGGCTCCGCTTCAAGGGATCATCTTGGCGGTTGGCGCGCTGACTGCAGCGTTCGTGTTGTTGGCACCCGCCATCAGCGCCATCATCTCGATCGGCGGTGCCCTAGCCGGTGTGTTTGCAGGTGGAACAATTTTCGCCACGATTGCGGGCTACCTTGGCGCGGTCATTCCCACAATCACCGCCATCGGCGGCGCGCTTAGCGGCCTGCTGCCAATCCTTGCGGCTGTGTTCACCGGCCCGGTTGGGTGGGTTGCGCTACTGGTAGCTGCAGGCGTGGCGATCTACGCCTTCCGCGACAAGATTGCCGATGTCTTCAAGGGCATCGGCTACGTGCTGCAGGCTGCGGCGCAGGGCTTTAAGTCGGTCTTCATTGACCCGATCACCCGCAACCTGAGCGCTATGGCCCAGGGCATCGGCCAGCTGTTCCAAACGCTTGGCGGCATATTGTCCCGACCATTCGAGGCAGCTGCTGGCGCCATTCGCGGCATCGTGAACGGCGTCATCGGTGGCGTTCAGAACGCAATCAACGGCGCCATCGGCGGCATCAACCAGCTGATCGCCGCAGCCAATCGCGCGCTGGCCGTGCTGCAGCTGCCGCAGATTCCATTCTTCCCCGGCGTGAGCCTGCCGCGATTCGCTGATGGCGGCGTGGTGAACGGCCCGACCATGGCGCTCGTTGGCGAAGGCGGCGAGCCTGAGTACATCGTGCCGCAGTCCAAAGCAGCAGGCTTTGCCGCCAACTGGATGGCTGGTCGCCGTGGCGCTTCTGCTATCCCACGGTTTGCAGAGGGCGGCGTAGTGATGCCTACCAGCGCGAATGTCAGCATCCAAACTGGCCCGGTCACACAGATGAATGGCACCAATTACGTCACCACGCAGGACATGAGCCGCGCCGTGCAGGCCGGTGTGAATCAGACGCTTGCCATGCTGCGCAATGACATGGGCACACGTCGAGCGGTGGGGCTGGCCTGATGGGTTACTACGACATCATGTGCTTCCTTGAGTATTACGCCGACCGGGCCAGCGTGATGTCTGGCGGCCTGCGCGCACCGACGCGGCAATGGCAAAACTTCTATCAAGTAGCGCAGCCATTGACGATCGACACCGACGTGGCTGGCACCTACGGCTATCTGGCGTTTGATGTGAGCGGGTTCGGATCGGCTGATGCCGGATCGGTCAACGACCTGTCGATCGTGCTGGCAGCGGTGGGTGATGTGGTCGATCTGACTGATGCGGCCATCAATGGAGACACGCTCGTGATCGCGTCGCTGGTGATCCAAGATCCAGGCGAGGATTCTTTCGATGCCACAAGCGCGCAGATCGTCAGCCGTTACATCGGCAGCATTCAATCGGCAAGCCTGAACGATACGACAGTCTCATGGACGGTCAACCCTGCGATCGACAAACTTAAAGCGCAGATCCCGAGCCGTAAGGTTTCGTCGGATTTGATCGGTAGGTTCACGGGGCGATGAAGGATCGGTTGATCGCCATGAATCTCACCGTCACCTGCAGGGACGGCAGCACGCATTCTGATGTGACGCTGACCCTGCGCGATGGTAAGCGCGTCTACGAACTACCGAGCGGTGAGAAGCTATGCGTCGACAAGATCAACGATGGCATCTTTCTAGTCTCGGCCATGGAAGCCACGATGGTCACCTGCTACTGCCCGATGGAGGAGCCGTAGATGCCTGAGATCGAACTGGGTGGAGCGGCCTTTCTGAAGGGCGGAGGCTACACAAAGCAGATCACCGACTTCATGTCGGGTGCTTTCCCAAAGACTTACACGGAGGCGGTGCCAACTCAAGAGCCGCCGCCTGCTGCACCGCTGCCGCCCCCACCAGCGCCGATGCCGGCCACGCTGGCACCTGAAGGCATCACCACATTTCAGGCGCCACCGCAACCCAAGGCGCGGCCAGCGCGTGCTGGGTCAAAGCTCGACGACTCGCTGCTGACCAGCAAGAAGCCATCGTCTGACCTGGACAAGGCGCAGCGGATCGCGACGCCCGGCGAGACGATCCCGATTGTCTTCGGCAAACGGGTCAGCGATGTCGGCGGCGTGTGGCTTCAACCGCCCATGGTCAAGGCCGGAACCGAACAGTTCGTCGGCAGCTTTCTCTACACAATCAGCCAGGGCGAGATCGTCGCCAGCCCTGAGAAGCATCGGACCTTCGTCGGCCTGCGCAACGTAGCGTTCTTGCCAGATCAGACGATCACGTTGACGCATGATTACGCCAGCGCGGCCACGCTTGCATCAGCCCCTGATGTATGCCCGATCGGTGGCAGCACGCTGTATTGCGGGATTGAAACTTATTCCTATCTGTCGCAGCTTAAGAAAGCAGAGTTGAACTCTGTTTATACAGAGATCGTCCCAAAAGGACTTTATGGAGGATTCAGAACGATCACTCGTGGTCTGGGCGACACAAGCAACACCGTCTTCAGTTACACCGCTGCAGACGTTCAAGTCTTCAATTCAGATAGCGGCGCCGATGTCACGTCTGCATGGCTGACTTATAGCGGCTTTTCCCCCGGAACTGTTTTTCTGAACAATTACGATTCAGTGACAGGTGGCGGCCTTACGGTCGGAACCATTGAAGACTTCATCGCCACGTTCGGGTATATTGCGCCAGATACTGGATTGGAGACTGCGCTGGGCCTGCCGGATGGCGCCAATGCAATCTTTCAGCACACCGTCACAGATGTTGACACGCAATACAACGCATTGCTGCCGGCCAGCACCGGCACCCTTTACGGCGTGCAAACTGAGATCGTCCAGACTCCATACGCTGACCCCGCCATCACACCAACCGCTGATAACTCAGCTTATGCGGACATCACATTCTTGCGGGTCGAAGGCGACATCTACGATCCGCCTAGCGAAGGATCCTTCCCGACCACGACAAAGCAACTGTTCATCTTCTACGACGAAGGCGTCGAGGTCGATCTCTACAGCGGCGGCCTGGTAGGCGGCGTATACCCAACCGGCGCCAGCAACCAGGTCATTGATCTGATTATGTACCTGTTCACGATCTACAAGCGCGCTGCCGGCGCTGCAACCGCCGCGATCGCTGCGCCGATCTACACCGGCAACATGACCGACATCGCTGCATTCTGCGATGAATACAGCCTGCATTACAACGGCATCCTAGATGAGTCGGTCAATCTGATCGAGTTCGCGTCAGCCATCGCGCCGTTCTTTCTGCTGTCGTTCCTGTCCGTTGGTGGTCAGTATCGGTTCGAGCCAATCCTGCCGTTGAACAACAGCGATCAGATTGACGTGACAGCGCTGACGCCTGCCGAGACGTTCGACGAATCAAACATTCTGCCGGGCAGCTTCGGCAAGGCATACAAACCCGTTGCGGATCGGCAAGACTTCATCGCCGTGATGCTATGGCGCGAAAGCAACCCAAGCCAGATCGGCATTCAACGCACCGTGCAGGTGGCATACACAACCACATCACGCGACGCACCGGTGCAACAGTTTGACCTAACAGACTTCTGTTGCGACCCTAATCACGCCGCCATTTACGGCAAGTATGAGCTGGCCCGGCGCAAGCATTCAACCCACACGATCAGCTTTCAAACTTCGCTGGTCGTGACCGACCTCAAACCGACCGACGTGATTAAGCTCGAGCGGCAACGGATCAGCAGCAAAGGCGACAACCGCGCAGAGGTTGAGTGGTATCAGATCACCAGCATCAGCTACGTCAGCGATGGCACCAGCGAGATCAATGCTGAGCACTTCCCCGTCGACAACAGCGACATTGCAGTGATCAGTGATGAAGTGTTGAATGGATCATTCCGGGTGTTGTCATGACCACGTTCCCCGCCATTGAACCGGCAACGCGTCAGCTCAGCTTCGGTGATTATCCGCAGCTGAATCATGATGGCGTCAGCGGCGTGGGCGTCAGGTTCCTGCAGGGCACTGATCGCGTGGCGCAGGTGCTCAACCTTCGATGGCTTTACCTGAGCGAGTCGCAGCTGTATCAGATCCTGAATCACTACATCGGCCAAGAGGGCACCATGCTGTCCTTTGATCTGCCGGCGATTATCTGGTCAGGATTCACCACACCGCCAATCGGCGTTGAATATGAATGGCGCTACGCCGACCAGGTGGACGTTGAGCAGGCGGCGCCCCTTTCCTACAATGTCGGCGTGCAGCTCGTGTCCGTGCTGTTGGCACCATGAACCTGTTCCCGTCACTGGTGCCATCGACACGCGTTTATGTGCCGGGTGATCTGCCACAGTCGCGGATGCAGTCACTCAGCGGCGTTGATGCCAGCTTCAGGCGCGGCAACCGCCGCATCGGGCAAGCGCTGAACTTGACGTTCACGAATCTGCAAGAGGCCGACCTGACCCTGCTGACGCAGCATTACATCGCTGTGCAGGGCAGTTTCGATCGGTTCTGGCTTTCGGCTGAGGTATGGTCTGGGCTGGCCACGCCGCCAGTCGCATTGATCAGCGATTACACCTGGCGCTATGCATCACCGATGCTCGTCAGTCACGCGTCATGCGGCCGATACAACGTCGATGTTGAGCTGATCACCGAGCCGGTCGACCTTGGCGATCTTGTGTTCGACGGCAGCGTGGCAAATCCCACGACACCAGAACGGCTTTACATTGTGGATGGCTTGGCTGCTGCGGCATCACCAGCACGCGGCTTTATCATCGAGGCAGGAGGTGCCGCATGACTACAACGCTGCTGGCGTTTCAAAAGCAACGCCGCGACACCGCCGCCAACTGGATATCGGTCAATCCGACGCTGCTGGCTGGCGAGATTGGCATTGAGTCGAACACCAACAAGTGGAAGGTTGGCGACGGCACAACGGCATGGGCCAGCCTTGGGTACATCCCCGGACTGTCGATCAGCGCGTATCCGCTGGTCAATGCTGACATCGCCAGCAACGCCGAGATCGCCGTCAGCAAGCTGGCTGATGGCACACCGCGGCAGCTGCTGCAAACCGATGCGGCCGGCACAGGCGTTGAGTGGGCCAGCAACATTGATGTGCCCGGCACGCTCGACGTAATTGGCGCGGCGACGTTCGACAGTGGCGTCACGATTCAGGGTGACCTGACGGTCAACGGCACAACGACCACGATCGACACGCAGCATCTGATCGTTGAAGACAAGAACGTCGTCATCGGTCAGGTCACAACGCCGACGGACGTGACCGCCGACGGTGGCGGTATCACGCTTAAGGGCAGCACCGACAAGACAATCAACTGGGTTGACGCCACTGATGCGTGGACGTTCAGTGAACACGTCAACATCGCCAGCACTAAGGAATACCGCATTGCTGGCACCAAGGTGCTGGATGCTACCAGCCTTGGCAGCGCTGTCGTTAGCAGCAGCCTGACCAGCGTCGGCACCATCGGCACCGGCACATGGCAGGGCACCACGATCGGTGTGGCTTATGGCGGCACCGGCCAGACCAGCTACACCGACGGTCAACTGCTGATCGGCAACAGCACTGGCAACACGCTGACAAAGGCCACGCTGACAGCTGGCAGTGGCATCACGATCACAAACGGCAACGGCAGCATCTCGATCGCTGGCACTGGTGGAACGGTCACAGCCGTCACTGCCAGCAGCCCGTTGGCTAGCACTGGTGGCACAACGCCTGTCATCAGTATTCAGGACGGCACCACCAGTCAGAAGGGCGCCGTTCAGCTTGAGGACTCAACCAGTAGCACCAGCACCACCAAGGCAGCCACGCCCAACGCGGTCAAGAGCGCCTATGACCTAGCTAATGCTGCGCTGCCCAAGTCTGGCGGCGCCATGACTGGCGACATCACCCTGAATGCCCAGTCAGATCTGCGCTTTGCCGATGCAGACAGCAGCAACTGGGTCGCATTTCAAGGGGCGACCACGATCGCGGCCAATGTCACATGGACGCTGCCTGCTGCTGATGGCACCAACGGACAGCTGCTCAGCACCAACGGCAGCGGTACATTAGGCTGGTACACACCAGCGATTGGCACGCCAATTCTTGAAAGCCAGCAGGCCATCAACGCTAATTACACTTTGTCAACCGGATACAATGGACTGTCTGCTGGCCCTGTTGAAGTTGCAGCCACCTATGCTGTGACTGTGCCCGCCGGCGCCACCTGGACAATCATTTGAACCATGGCTTACGGATCCGTCAAAGTTGACAGCATTGTTACCAGCACCCAAACGGTAACAGTCGATGACTTGTTTATTCTTTCTCAAGAATCAAAAACAGCTGCCTATACATTGGTAGCATCTGATACTGGCAAGCACATCAGCATTACAACGGGCGGCGTCACAGTTCCATCTGGTGTGTTTAGTGCTGGCGACATAGTATCAATTTTCAATAACAGTGCCAGCAGTCAAACAATCACACAGGGATCATCGACAACCTTAAGACAAGCTGGAACAGCTAACACAGGCAATCGCACATTGGGACAATACGGCGTGGCGACAGTGCTGTGTGTCGCATCAAATACGTTTGTTATTTCAGGTGCCGGATTGAGCTGATGTCTATTTGTTCGCAAGCCTTGCTTCTAAGCCTTGGAGGAGTGTCTAATCCGCCTCCTACGGTTGAATACTTGGTAATCGCTGGCGGCGGCGGTGGTGGTGGTGGTGCTGGCGCCTCCTGGAGCGCCGGTGGCGGTGGTGCTGGCGGTTATCGTTGTTCAGTATCAGGTGAAAGCTCCGGGGGAGGATCATCAGCCGAATCAGTATTAAGTGTAAATGCTGCAACGACGTACACAATAACCATTGGCGGTGGTGGCGCTGGGGGTAATCCTTCTTTCGCGGGAACTGCAGGAACAAATAGTGTCTTCAGTACAATAACCTCTACTGGCGGTGGAGGGGGTGGCAGCACAACTGGTCAATTATCTACAAATGGAGGCTCAGGAGGAGGTATTGCCCCCCATAAAAGCGTTACTGGTGACACAGTAAAAACAGGTACAGCAAATCAAGGCTATTCGGGAGGGGACACAGGTAATACAACTCGCTCTGGTGGCGGCGGCGGCGGTGCTGGGGGTGCCGGTGCAACAAATAGTGGCACATCAGTTACTACACAAACCGGAGTCGCAGGAGGAGCAGGAGTTTCGTCTTCAATAACGGGTTCTTCAACTTCTCGTGCCGGTGGCGGTGGGTCTGGAGGATACGCACAAAATAATGCGGCAGGCGGCAGTGCAATAGCTGGTGGCGGTGCTGGTGGATCAGTAGTATCCGGGGTTGAAGGAAGTGGAGCAGGCGGGACTGTAAATACAGGCGGCGGCGGTGGTGGTGGTTGTGGTGACTATGGAAACACTGGAGCACAAACTTCAGGAGGATCAGGCGGTGCTGGCATCGTTATCATTGCCTATTCAAATACATACGATCCGCCTGCATCCATCACAGGAACCTATACGGAGCCTACACGCAGCGGTTACCGCGTCTATCAATTCACAGGTTCTGGCAGCATCATTTTCTAAAACCAATGGCACACTTTGCAGAACTTGACTCAAACAACAACGTAATCCGCGTGATTGTCGTTGGCAACCCCGATTGCCTGGATGACGCCGGCGACGAGTCTGAAGCAGTCGGCATTGCGTTCTGTCAGCGACTGTTTGGTGCTAACACTCGCTGGCTGCAGACCAGCTACAACGGCAACATCCGCAAGCGTTACGCCGGCATCGGCTACGCTTACGATCCAGCCTTAGACGCCTTCATTCCGCCGCAGCCTTTCCCGAGTTGGACGTTGAACACCGCCACCTACGACTGGCAGTCACCTATTCCCTACCCCGATGATGGGCAGCTCTATGACTGGGATGAGGCATCGCAATCATGGTCGTAAAAGCCAAAGCCGGCGCAGCGCGGATCGAGCATCAGCCTGGTCCGCCTAAGACAACCCGCATCGGTTACGGCCAAAACAGCCGGCCCCGCCGCCGCGGCAAGAAACCTCGCCGCGGGCAGGGGCGCTAACCTAGGTGCATGATCGAGCTGATCGCTGCTGTTGCTGGGGCATCCATCAGCGTGGCTGCGATGGGCGCGATGGGCTTCAGCAAGCGCAACGATGAAGCGCGTGATGCCGTGATCCGTTTGACTGCGGCCGTCGAGCATATCGCCACTCAGCTCGAGGTGCTCCATGGTGACATCCGCGCGGATCGACAGGAGACCTTCAAGCGGCTGAATGGCGTTGAGCAACGCGTGGCTACGCTGGAGGCACGCCCACACCGCTGATCATGGACGCGCAAACCGTCGCCGTCATCGCCATCATCCTCGCCGCTGGTAGCGAGGTTATCGCGTTGACCCCGCTCAAGTCGAATAGCTGGATACAACTGCTGCTGCAGGCACTGCGTCTGATGTTCCCCAAGCGTGGCTAAAGCACCGATCAAACCAAGCGACCTGTTCCGTTACTGGAAAGGGCTGCCGCATCAGATGGCGGCCATTTCTGAATTGGAAGCGGAGCTGTTAAAGGTTGCGCCGGATCTGTTTAATAGAGATCAGGCGTGGTTTCAGACATGGAGCCAAGACGGCAAACAGGCTGACCTGGGCGCAGCGCTCAAGTTGATCCAGCAGTTCGAGGGCTGTCACCTTGATGCTTACCCCGACCCACTGAGCGGCGGCGACCCGTGGACCATTGGCTATGGCACCACCAGATACAGCGACGGCCGCAAGGTGCAGAAGGGTGACAAGATCAACCGGGTCGAGGCCGACATGCTGCTGCGCAGCGAGGTAGACCGCATTGCTGAGAAGCTGCGCGCGACCGTGCCGTTCTGGGTGGCGATGAGCGATCAACAGAAGTGCGCGCTGATCTCGTTCGCCTACAACCTTGGCTCGGGCTTCTACGGCGCCGCCGGGTTCGAGACCATCAGCAAGCGGCTGAAGGGCAAGGAGTGGCCGCAGGTGCCCGAAGCGTTGCTGCTGTACCGCAACCCTGGCACCAACGTCGAGGCCGGCCTGAAGCGCCGCAGAGAGGCCGAGGGTCGCCTGTGGGGCCTGCCTGAGCAGGACCGGCAACCGGCCAAGCTGACGCCCGCCAGCCCGTTCTCAGCGCACATCACGCCGCACATACGGCTGGGCGAGTTTGCGCTCGATCAGGAGGCGCGCAGGTTCGACCACCAGCATCAGATTGACACAGCCGCCGAGCTGGCGGCGTTCCTTGAGCGGGTGCGGGGTGCGTTCGGTGGTAAGCCGATCGTGATCACATCTGGATTCAGGCCGCCAGCAGTCAACCGGCAGGTGGGCGGGGCGTCAGGCAGCGAGCACCTCTACGACGCGCATGGTGTGGGTGCGGTTGACTTCTTCGTGCATGGCGCGGACATCTACGCGGTGCAGGACTGGTGCGATAAGAACTGGCCCTATAGCGTCGGCTACGGCGCTGCCAAGGGATTTACACATCTCGGCATCCGCAAGGGCCGGCCTAGGGTGCGCTGGGAGTATTGAACCGCGCGATCCGGCCCGGCGCTTCGGCTGGATCATCCAGCGGAATCATGCGGTAGTCGTCGATGCCGTGGCTCTCAGCGAAGTGCTGCGCCGCGATGTGGGTCGGGAATGGCCCGATGTGCCACGGGCCGGTGTGGAGGATGTAGGTCATGGGTGGGAGGCGTGGCCGGCGGATCAGGCCATCATGGCCTCAATCGTGAATGCCAGGTCGGCGTCGCGGTTGCAGGCTTCGTCGAGGGCGGCGTCAAAGCAGGCGTTGAACACTTCATCAGCGATCAGCTGGCGGATCAGCTCAAGCAGGTCAGCGGTGGAGAGGGTGGCGAGCTTGGCGGTGAAGGTGGCGAGCATCGGTCCGGTGCGTTGATGAACTAACAATACACCACCGGCAGCGCATAGTGCGCGATCAGGGCGGCCCGTTCACAATCTGTCACACATCGGGCGATCCAGTCGCGCCCGCTACCGTTGGGGCAAGCGGCGGCGATCCAATGCGGGCCTTCATCGTTGAAGTCACCGCCACCGTCGTGGTCCGCTCCGACGCTGACCCCGAAGACCTGCCGGCTGATGTCTACAGCCGGATAGCTGAGCACATCCACGACGACGACGACATCCTGACCCTCGAGGTTCAGGCAATGCCCCTGCCGCCGAATCTCAGTGGACAAGGCGCACATTGACGGAACCCGCCTGGTCACCCGTCGATCGGCGCGCGATCAGGTGCTGCTCGCATGGTCCTATCGCTGTGCCTATTGCGGCGATGACCTAGGCCGATCGCCAACGCTCGACCATGTGGTGCCAAAGGTGCACGGCGGCCTGACGGTGCGCGCCAACCTGGTGGCCTGCTGCCTCAGCTGCAACAGCCGCAAAGGTCACAAGCCATGGCTTGACTGGTATCGACAGCAAGACTTCTACACCGAGCTGGGAGAGTGGGCCGTGGCCCGGTGGATCACGGGAGGATCCGACTCAGCAGCAGAATGATCAGCACGCAGATCACCCAGTACATCACGGCCAAGTAGGCAATCTCGGGCAGCGTCATCGGGCTAGCAGGTGGTCCAGATACATCTCAGCCTGCCACAGGTCGCTTGAGTAGCGGCACATCCCGTGCGCGCAGCTGCGGTAGTACAGCTCGCCGCCACCTTCGGGCTGCAACGTCTCGATCCAGCCGCCGTCTCGATCAGTACGGCTCAGCACTTCCGGCGCGCTCATCGCGATGGATCCAGTCCTTCAGCTCGACCACATACTGCCGCAGGTACTCAGCTCGATGCAGGTGCCACGCGTCACCTGTTGCGAACCACAGACTGTTGTGGCGGTCGATGCCGTCGAGGCATTGCTTAATCAGCGGGCACCACGGTTCACGCGTGGCCGTTACCCATTCGCGCGACATGGTTGGAACATCTCGCACCGGGGCGCATAGCGGCCGCCGCTTCGCTTCGATTCTGGCAGCCCCAGATCGCAACGCTGCCGGCGCATATCCCACTGGAGGCAATCCCAACACATGCGCGGCGCATCAGCGGGCCGCATAGATGCCACTGCCATCTTGTAGATCGACTGCGCGCGGATCAACGCATCAGGCAGGTGGACCGTGCCGGTGTCGGCCTTGATCTGCAACTCAGGCCGCGGGCCGAGCACAACATGGGCCCACCAGTTGCGAGAGGAGCAGCTGCACACCAGCAGCAGGCGGCCGGCGTGCAAGCTGATCATTCGCGTTCGCCGTAACTCGGCGCGTGATACAACCGCTCGAGCATCATGCTCGCCGGCTCGTCGTCGCTGGTCTCAGGCAGGCACAGCAGGTCATCAATGATGGCGGTGGCGATCTCGTCATCAGGCCGCGCCGACCAGCTGATCAGCGTCGTGTCGACTGGCTTGAGGATCAATAGGCTGACACGCGGGCTGTGGTGCAGCAGCCTCAGCGCCCACCGCTCGAGCCAATTTAGGTGTGTCTGCTTCATGACTCCATGGTGCCAAGGAGTCTGGCGACATACCACTGCGCCTTTCTTAACGATTCCGGATCCTTGTGCTGCTCGCGCCAGACGTACTTCATCACGTTGCCCTTGCAAAACCCCCGGAACTCCTCAGGCGTCAGCGCGGCCTCGATCGCGTCGATGCACTCGATCTCGCCCTGGCGGTAGTGGTCACTCATGGTTCCCATCCTCAAGCGCGGCGGCCATTACCGATGCCGAGCGCAACATGGTGCTCAGCTTGATCGGCCGCATTTCCTTCCAGCACGCGTACCGGATCGCCTGCCTGAAGCCCATGCTGATGTTGCCATCGCCCAGCTTCCGCGCGGCCTCGATCTCCTCGCGGCTCATCCTGATGTTGACCGTGAAGTTGCGGCCCTTGCCGTTGGGCTTGCGGTCGGTCACAACCACTTCTCCCTGAGCAAGAACCGCCGGCAGACGGCGATGCACTGCTGCGCGTGTTTCTCGGCCAGGTGGCTCTCGGTGTGGTCGATCGCGATCACGCACGCAGCGAACAGGTCGGCGTAGTCGGTGTCTCTGAAGTTGGTGGCGATGTCTTGGCAGAACTCCTGCCACAGGCCGGTGTAAGTGCCGCAGGTGCGGCCGCTGGCTTGATACAGAGAATCGATCATTTCGGCGCGTTGCTGGTCAAGTCGGACGCGGGTCAGCATGGTTCCAGTGCTTGGCGGATTCTGAGCAGTTCAGCGCATACGGCACTGACATGCGGCACGCTACCGGCGCCGCGCAGTTCGTCGATCCTGGCGGTGATCAACAACTGCAACCGGCGGCGCTCCTCCTGCTGGCCGGCGTTAAACATGCCCGAGTCGCTGATCAGGGCCTCGAGTTTGGCGCGGATGTGGTCGGTCATCGCAGGCTCGGGTTGCGCTCAGCGGCGGTCAGTGATGGGTGGTCATCGTCAGCCCATTCAGGCTCAAGTTCGACGTTCAGCAGCTGCTGGTCTGGGTACAGCTCCATCGCGCTGAGAACAGCAGTGGCAGCGTTCGGCGCTAACAGCTCGACCTGATCGGTCTCAAGGATCACGCGGTAGGTGTTCATTGGTGCAGCGCTGGGTCGGTCACGGTTTGCGGGTTGAGCCATTCGATCTCGGACCACCACGGCAGCCAACCTGTTTCGGCAGCGATCTGCTGCGCTTCGGTCAGGCTGTGCGCCGTGATGGCCTCGATCACGTTGGCGCTGCGGATCTGGAAGTAGAAGCGGCGCATTTTGGGTGTCATGGCTTCAGGTTCTGATGGCAAGCGGGATGGTTGTGGTGCGCTTTGACTGCGTCGGTGCGGCCGGTGTCGAGACCGGCCACATAGACCATCAGCAGCAGGACAGCGGCAGCGATGCGGTTGATCATGATGCGAGCGCCTTGCGGACGCGGTAGCGGGTGATGTGAAGCGAGTCAGCGATCTGGCGCTGACTGCGGCCGGCATGGGCCAGCACGCGGATGCGGCGATCGGTGGAAGCGGTCAGCCAGTCGATCAGAGCGACCAGCACCAGCAGCGGTAGGAGCAGCTTCCAGATCACCAGAGCAGTGGCGGTGAGCATGGGTGGGTGTGGGTGTATGGAGAGCCCCGGAGGGCTCAGACGATGGCAACCAGACGATCCTTGCCCATCCGCTTCTCCCAAGTGGTGCCATCGCTGTTGGCGAATTGTGCGATCACCTGAGCCTTGGTCTCTTTGACGAAACCAACGAACGTGTGGGTATACCCGAAGTTCCAGATCGTTACGTCGCCGGCTTGGAGCTGGCCTGCGGCTTTGCCCTTGCAGCGGCCGACGGATTGGATCTGAACGGTGGCGGTGGTCATGGCTGGTTGCGGGTGATGCCCTTTCGGGCTTGCGCTAATCCTACACTGCAGACGGTGCATCACGCAGCCGGCTTGTCACGTTTGTTCACATCCCACGACAGCTCCTCGACGTGGCTCGCGCGCATCCGCACCATCCCGGTGGTTACCTCAACAGGCACTCGCAGCACCGGTTTACGCTGCAGGCCCGTCGCCCATCCCACCGCATACTTCGGCACGATCACCTCAACCGTGAACCAGATGTGCCCGCAGTCCTTGCAGACCCGCTTCCGCACGATCTGGTCAGCCATCTGACCATTCGTCACCGGAACCCGGTGATCGTTGCTGCTGCACTGTGGACAATTCATTGGCACCATGGGGCAACTACGCCCCGGATTGATGGATTTCGGTAAGTGGATGGTGGTTGACATCCCACCAGAGAAGCTGTTCAAGCTCGAGGCCAACTGTCGCGGCCTGGCCGAACACGGCAACGTCGGCCAACTCGCGGCGCAGCTGCTGCGGCAAACCATGCGGCAGCAGGAGATGCTCCAGGCGGCGGTCCATGAGATTGCGCGCCTAGAGCTGATGATCATGAATCAGAACACGTCGTCCTGAATCACCGTGCCGCCGGTCGCCTTGGCCAGGCTTGTGGCCGCTGCCTCGGCAGTGGCGCCCGCCTCCTCGATCGCCTTCTGTGTCTTGTAGTCCGGCTCGATCGCCATCGACACATACGCGTCACCGCCGCTGGCCGGCTCCTTGCGCCAGCCGCTGATCCGCATCGGGATGTTGCCCCGATCGTTCGGCGTGGCATTCATCAGGTAGTTGGCCATCGCATACGCCTGATCGGCCGGCACGCTGACCACGCCGTCGTACATCGGATACTTCTTGCTGGCGTCGTACCGGTCGCGCAGCCGCTCGCGCAGCTTTTGCTCGGTGTTTCTGAACAATGCGCCGTTGGCTTTGAAGGTCATGATTCGTCGTGGGTGATGGTGTTGGCCTTTTCGTATTGCTCCACCTCGGCCAAGGGATAGAGCACGAAACCGGGCGTTCTGAAATAGGCGGGGCCCTTGCCCGCCTTGCGCCAGCGCATCAGCGTGTCAGGGTGCAACCCCCACCGCTGCGCCAGCTGCGGCGCGGTCAGATAATCAGAAGAGGTCATCGGCCACAATCTCCACGGGTTCGGGGTCAGGTTCGGCCGTGATCTTGGCATTCAGATCGTCGAGCGATGTATCAGCCGCGGTGACCTTGACCGGCTCGATGTCCACCACTTCCTCCTGGCTCTGCATCCCAAGCAACATGTCGCTGGCATACAGCCGGCCCCAGAACGCCGCGGCCCGGTAGCGGATCATCAGCTCAGGCATCGTCTGCCACTTGCTGCCGGCCTTTGTCGCCCAGCCTTCTTTCTTGGCCATGGCCATCGTGATGGTTGGCCCCTTCAGTTCCTGCTGACTGGCCAGGTCGGTCGCGACGGCATAGCAGGCAAGGCTGTCGCCTTCGCCGCTCAGTTCAAACCGCAACGGGCTGAACCGGCCGCAGCCGTTGACCATCGCGATGATGAAGCTGCTGCTCCACGACGGGCGGCCATGGATCACATGTAGATGCTGCATCGCCAGGAACGGGCTGATGCCCATCCGGTTGGCGATCTCAAGCGCGACCAAGCAGTTGGCGAATCCCTGCTGCCCCTGGAACTGCGGCGGGATCAGCGTGCTGCTGGCAAGCGCCTTGGCGATCCGCTGGGCGTCCTCGAAGGCTTGTATGCCCGAGAACACCGATCCGGTGCTGGTGGTGGTGAGGGCGGTGGATTGGTCGGTCATGGTTGAAAGTCCGTGTCGATGTAAATACCAGCTAGATAGCGCTCTCTTGCATAACGCCGCATGTTGATCCGGTCCGTCTCAATGTCTGGGTGGATTAACGGCGGCGGCGGCATTAACGGTTTGAGCCTGTCCGGCGCGTAAAGATTGCGGTTCTTCATCAGTAAGTCTCAATCTCAGGTGGGTTAGGCAGTGAACCATCAGCCCGCGGCCGCATCCACGCAGGCAGGCTGAGCGGTTCGATCTGGTCGCTGTATCCGGGCCAGGTGTTGCTGGCCTTGCATTCGACCAGCCGGGCCAGATCACGCGCGGCAGTCTCAGCACCGATCTGGATCATCTCCGCATCGGCGGCGTAGACGGCCACGGCATAGGGCGGCTTCTTCTCGACACAGATAAAGATGAACTGATCGGGCCGGTGCCCGGTGGATGCCTCAACGCCGTCGAGGTACCAACTCGCTTGGCAGTGGTAGCGGTAATTCGCCACGCTGCGCTGGAAGCCAAGGCTGGCATCCTCGGTTGTCTTCAGGTCGATGATCAGGTTGCCGTCATTGGTCAGCCAGTCCGGCCGGCACTTGCATTCGGCGCCGGTAGTCGGATCGGTCCACATGTGCGTGGTCTCAGCCTTGCCCTGCCAATGCAGCAGCATCGCCGCGGCCGGGTGGCGCCAGACTGATTCGGCCATGCGGCTGATGGTGGCGCGGTCGTCGGCGTCGATCAACTCGCGGCCACCGGCTTCGGATTGGAACTCAAGCCAGCGGGCCTTGCCTTCCTTGGTGCGCCGATCGACCGACGGCGTGGTGACGTAGCGAGCCTCAAACTGGTCGGCCTCAAGGGTCAGCGTGTGGACAGCGCTTCCGAGTCGCATCGCATCAGTAGGTTCAGTCGGCACCCGGTTCGGGTCGAGGTAGCGCGCCCAGTAATGGAGCGGGCTGCGGGCGATCAGATCCAGATGCGACTTTGAGATGGCGGGGTGGGCGTGGTAGTCGGCGTTTTCCATGAAGTGGCGCAACGACCCGCATCGTATAGCATCAGACGGCTAACAGCAACATCGGCGTGCAACTCCGCCCCTACCAACACCGCGCGATCGACGATCTGCGCAATGCCTACCGCTCAGGCGCACGCGCGCCGCTGCTGGTCGCTCCCACCGGTGCAGGCAAGACCGTCATCCTGGCCGCCATCACCGCAAGCGCGATCGAACGCGGCCGCAAGGTGCTCATCCTTGTGCATCGCCGTGAACTGATCCATCAGGCCAGCAGCAAACTCATCGCCGTCGGCGTCGAGCATGGCATCATCGCGGCCGGTGTGCAGCGTGCAGATGCACCAGTGCAGGTTGCATCCGTGCAAACGCTCGTTCGCAGGCTCGACACGATCGACTGGCAGCCGTGCCTGATCATCATCGATGAGGCACACCACGCCGCCGCCGGTTCTTGGTCGCAGATCATGAACCATTGGCCCGGTGCGCTGCGGCTCGGCGTCACCGCCACACCCTGCCGCCTTGATGGCCGCGGCCTGCGCGACACATTCGACGCGCTAGTCGAGGGGCCATCAGTCCAGATGCTCACATCCGCTGGCTACCTATCACCCGCGCGGATCTTTGCCCCGCCAATGGTGGCCGATCTCACCGGTCTGCGCATGAGGGCCGGCGATTACGCCAACAACCAGGCCGCGGCCGCCATGACACGGCCAACC